CTTTTCTTCGAATCAGGGTATTCCACCTAAGACTTTAGAGTTCCATCTGTTTTTCATCCACTTATTTAAAGTGTTTTGGTATCTTCGATATTCCATTAAACCATCTTTCATAAGATAATTCTTATAAAGTGATTTATCGGGTTTTCGTAGTTTTACCAATTCCTTTAAATCTTTGAGTCAAGGGAAATCCTTCACTATAAAGAAGGCAAATTTTCTTAATGATTCATCAAACATTGAATGAAAAATAAAGTAAATTGCTCTCTCTGGTGATTGAGAATCAAATGATTCAAAATCAGCAGTTATAGGAAGTATCTCAAATGACTTTCTCATAAGTTGACCCATCTTTAATAAAGGTAAAACTTTAAGTTTATCCTTGTTATAGATGTTTTTATAGTCGAGAAGGGATAAATCCTTAGAGATATTGTGTAACGCAATACCTTTCTGGCGTTTAAACCGCTCTAGACTATGCAACTTTTGAGACAAGTTATTAAAGACTCCAAGAATTTGGGGGTGAATAACATGATATCGAATATTATAAAAATCCAAAAATCTATATCATATAGAAACAGGATCTTTGATAAATTCTTTATCAGCAGTTATTACAGATTTGGCAACTCCTACCATGAGTATCCTCTTCAATTGAATGAGGCCTATACTCAAACTGGTGGGAACACTTGTACCTTCAAATGGTACAATACTTACTCAAAATTTTCTAAATTTTTCGTAAGTAATGTAACCGAAAGAAGCATCAAGAACCATCTCTAAGGCTATAACCTGTCTATAAGCAGACTTATCGAAAGAAAGTCACTTCTTCTTAAGTGTCTTTTTCTTCGTACGTTCTAAAATATAGATAGATTTATATAGGTGACTTATCATTTTTACTAAAGAATCTTTACCGAGATAAAGGTTTTTCTTAATCTTAAAATAATCATACAAAATAGTATAAACTATTTGTGGATTTTTAAGATTAGAAATAATACCTTTTAAAGGTATACCAGTTATCTCCTTGACGGATCTGAATGGTTGAATCCAACGTTTCGCAAATTCATAAGTATCATTTGATACATGAGTTTTTGGAACGCTGACTTCAACCCCCAGCTCATTCATTACTTCAATATATGTTTTAGCGACATTACTGTTCTTGATGACGATATCGTCACCAAGAATGATGTAATCTTTGAAGGTTTTTATACCATTCAATTTAGCACAAAAATATATGATAAAATGATGAGTGATAGTAAACACTGCTCATGAGGAATAGGCACCCATTGGTTGACCACATGCATAAGAAATAGTATCTTTTTCAGATAAATTCTTATTATGAGTTAATTCATAAGTATCTATTCCAAACTTCCTATTAGTTAAAAGATAACGCCAATTTTGAGCCACATCTTTATCATAAATGTGACCCAAGAGACGTTGTTGAAGATTAATAGGAAATCTGTCTGTCGCAGAGGATAAATCAAGACTATAAAAAGCCTCCCCATCGTTCTTCCAGTTGTGAAAAGGATTTTGAGTAAAGGTTCTGTCGCACATAAACTTCTTCAATAATGATAACATATCATCATGAATTGGTTTTAAAAATAGTTGAGTATAATAGTCACAAATGGCTATTATTCTTAACTTGGCTTCAGGATCTTTAATAAAACTTAATTTACCTAAAACAGGTATTTTAGGGGACTCGTTTAAGAGTCTTCCTTCTTTAAAACTGGCATCTAAAAAGACCCGACCGTTTTTATCTGTAATATTTGTCAATGCTAATTTTGTCTCTTCGTCAAATAGACTAAGATTCATCATTGCAGTCTTAGAAGCTGGACCTTGTGGTCCCGCCTTTTCAGACATATAGACATTACTATATTTAAATTTCGGAGAAGGTAATTTTAGATTGAAATCTTTAACAAAATCTGATAAGTATGATTCAAAAATATAAAAATCTCTTTTTTGAGGAGATGATATAGATTTGAAATCAGGTTTCACTCGATTCCATTCAGAATCGGATAATTCCCAGGACCGTGAAAAATTTAAGATTGTTAAAACAATTTTTAAATTAACCGGATTCTTACTATCAGCTAAGGATTTCAAGAATAGGAGTCTCTTAGGTCAACCATCTTTAGTAAGACCTATTCTCATATCATTCGTTATTAACGGATGACCACATATGTACCTAGTACAATGTAACCTCATTTGTTTATAATATTTAATAAGGTATAGAATAGATCAATTCTCCTTGGCTTTGAAAAGCCAAGTTACGAATGTCCTAAAGTGGTCTTTAATGATTATACTCGACTGTGGAAAAGCCCAAACCAGTAATCTTCTTAAAATTTTAAAATGATTAATATTCATTTTGAAGTTAAAGGTTGGTTGCTGCATACAGCTTTCTTAATCAGTAAAGCGATAACCAGATTAGCAAACACACTATCTGGAGAAGATCCCAAGGTAAGTCTCTCTATCTTTAATTTGGTGAAAGTAATATTTTTACTACTTAACACTTACTTTTAAAGAAAAACCTCTTATGCAAAGGTCAAGGAATTTAACCTTTCAAGAGAACCTAGAGTTAAGACAACTGAGAACCCTTTAAATCTTTCTAAAAGATTCTTTAATGGTCCTACGGCGTATATTAATAGTATATAACTTTAATATAGCGTAGGAGTGCAGTTGCACCAGAAACCCGTAAG